GTACTGGTCGATCACGCCGATGTGGGCGCTGGTTGGGCGACCGAAAGCGGCGCGCAGGCCGAGACGGACACGCCCCAGATCGACCGGATCACCGTGCCGCTGCATGAGCTGAGCGCGCTGCCCAAGGCGAGCCAACGTCTGCTGGATGACAGCGCCTTTGATATCGAAGGTTGGCTGGCGGGGCGTATCGCCGACAAATTTGCTCGGGCCGAGGCGGCGGCCTTTGTCAGCGGTGACGGCATCGACAAGCCCACCGGTTTTCTGAGCCACCCAGCGGTGGACAACGGCGTCTGGACCTGGGGCAATCTGGGCTATGTCCCCAGCGGCACCAACGCCAACCCCGAGGCCGATGCGATCATTGAGTTGGTCTATGCCCTTGGCGCGGCTTACCGCAAGAACGCGGTTTTCGTGATGAACTCCAAGACCACGGCCAAGGTGCGCAAGTTGAAAGACACCGATGGGCGGTTCCTGTGGTCCGACGGGTTGGCGGCAGGCGAGCCTGCGCGGCTCATGGGCTATCCGGTGCTGGTGGCCGAGGACATGCCCGATCCGGCGACCGATGCGATGGCGATCGCCTTTGGCGACTTTTCCGCAGGCTACACCGTGGCTGAGCGCCCCGATCTGCGGATCTTGCGCGACCCGTTCAGCGCCAAGCCGCATGTGCTGTTCTATGCCACCAAACGTGTCGGCGGCGACGTGAGCGATTTCGCGGCGATCAAGCTGATGAAATTCGGCCTGGCGTAAGCCGGTGCCGAAGCCGGGGCCGGGGCAACTTGGCCCCGGCCCGGACGTGCGCCTGCGAGGTTGCGTTGTCTAGCTGCTCCCCTCCGACCGAGCAATGCAACCGGTGCGCGTCCGGGAATAACCGCATGGCCCCAAGGGGCGCGGGAGCGATTTTTGGAGACGTTCGATGATGTTGATCGAAGAGACAAATGTGCCGGATGCGGTCTTGCCGGTTGAGGCCTTCAGAATGCATCTGCGCCTTGGCACCGGCTTTGCGCAGGACGGCCTTCAAGACCCGGTGTTGCGCAGCTTCCTGCGCGCGGCGATGGCGGCGGTGGAGGCGCGGACGGGCAAGGTGTTGATCATTCGGCGTTTTGCCCTGTCGCTGACCTTTTGGCGCGATGCCGCGGCGCAGGTCTTGCCCGTGGCCCCGGTGCAAGAGATCGTGCGGCTGGCGCTGGTGGCGCGGGTTGGGGTGGAGACGGCGGTGGACCCCGAGCGCTATTGGCTGGAGCGCGATGCGCAAGCGCCGCGTTTGCGGGCCAGCACCACCGCCCTGCCGCGCATCCCAAGCGCGGGGGCCGCGCTGATCAGTTTCGACGCGGGCATGGCCGCCGATTGGGGCGGGTTGCCGGATGATTTGGCCCAAGCGGTGATGCTGCTGGCCGCGCATTACTATGAATACCGCGACGACACGGCGCTTGGTGAAGGGTGCATGCCCTTTGGTGTCAGCAGCCTGATCGAACGCTACCGCCGGGTGCGCCTCGGCTTTGGGGGAACGGCATGAGCCGCCCGCAGTTGAACCGGCCCCTTGTATTGGAAGCGCCGCAGCGCGTGAGCGATGGCGCGGGAGGGCATCGCGAGGTCTGGCAGCCCTTGGGCACTCTCTGGGCCGATGTGCGCGCGCGGACGGGGCGGGAGACTGCGCAGGGCGGGGTGGCCGTCAGCCGGATGGGGGTCAAGATCACAGTGCGGGCGGCGCCGGAAGGTGCCCCGCAGCGACCAACCCCCGAGCAGCGGTTTCGCGAGGGCACGCGGGTCTTCGTGGTCCGGGCCGTGGCCGAGAGCGATGCGGGCGGGCGCTATCTGATCTGCTTTGCCGATGAGGAGGTGGCGGTATGACCTATGCGCTTTCAGGGGCATTGCAGGCGGCGGTTTATGACCTATTGCAGAGCGATCCGGGCCTCACCGCGCTGATCGGTGACGCGGTCTTTGACGCGGTGCCGGGGGGGAGCCTGCCAGAGACCTATGTGCTCTTGGGCCAAGAGGTGGCGAAGGACCTGTCGGACCCGCAGGGCGCGGGGGCGGAGCATCGCCTGACCCTGTCGGTGGTCACCAGCGCGCCGGGGTTCAGCACGGCGAAGGGCTGCGCGGCAGTGATCTCAGACCTGCTGCATGGGGCAAGACCCGCGCTCAGCCGGGGGCGCGTGGTGGATATGGCCTTTCTCAAAGCTACGGCGCGGCGGATCGACGGGGCCTCTGCCCGGCGGATCGACCTGCAATTCCGCGCCCGGGTCGCGGACGCATAAGACTTTAGATTTCAGATTGGTGCGAGGAGACAGTGATGGCAGTTCAAGCGGGCAAGGACCTTTTGGTCAAAGTGGATATGACCAGCGACGGACAATTCGAGACGATCGCCGGGCTCAGGGCCAAACGGGTGAGTTTCAACGCCGAAACGGTGGATGTGACCTCGCTCGATTCAAGCGGCGGTTGGCGGGAATTGCTGGCGGGTGCCGGTGTCCGCTCGGCCGCGATCAGCGGGTCGGGGGTGTTTCGCGATGCGGGCACGGATGAACGGGCGCGGCAGTTGTTTTTCAACGGGCTCACGCCGGATTTTCAGGTGATCATTCCGGATTTCGGCGTGGTGCAGGGGCCGTTTCAGGTCTCCGCTCTGGAATACGCGGGGTCGCTGAATGGGGAGGCCACCTTTGAGCTTAGCCTGCAATCGGCGGGGGAGCTGATCTTTACCCCCGATGTGGTGGTGTGAGCATGGCGAACCCATGGCGCGGCGAGGTGAGTCTCGTGATTGATGGTGAACGTCATGAGGCGCGGCTGACCCTTGGGGCCTTGGCCGAGTTGGAGGCCGCGTTGCAGGCCGACAGCCTCGTGGCTCTGGTCGAGCGGTTTGAAAGCAATCGTTTTTCGAGCCGCGATGTCTTGGCCCTGTTGCTCGCCGGGCTGCGCGGAGGCGGGGCGGAGATGGATGCCGCCACGCTTGAGCACGCGCAGATCGAGGGCGGGCCAATGGCGGCGGCGCGGGCGGCGGCGGAATTGCTGGCGCGGGCCTTTACGGTGCAGGCGTGAGCGCGGCAAGCGGCCTTGACTGGCCCGCGTTGCTGCGGGTGGGGCTGTCGCGATTGGGGCTGCTGCCGGATCAATTCTGGGCGCTGACGCCGGCGGAGTTGCAGTTGATGCTGGGGCCGAAGTCTGGCCCCACGCCGCTGCTGAGCGACGGTCTCGCCGCGCTGATGGCGGCCTATCCAGATGAGACGAAAGGGGCCGGTGATGGCTGACTTTGACGATTTCGAGAACCTTGAGAGCCGGGCCGAGGGGCTGAATGAGACGCTGGCGCAGACCAGCGGTTTGGTGGCCGGGTTCGACGGTGAGCTGCGGCGAATGCGCGGCGCGCTCGCCGCGACGGGCAAAGACGTGGCGACCCTTGAGAAAGGGCTCAGCCGTGGATTGAGGCGGGCCTTTGATGGGGTGGTCTTTGACGGGGCCAAACTCTCGGACGCGCTGAGCGACTTGGCGCAGTCGATGATCCGCACGACTTACAATGCCGCGATGCGCCCGGTGACGGACCATTTCGGCGGGCTGATCAGCGAGGGCGTGGGCAGCATCGTGGAGGGGATATTGCCCTTCGCCGATGGCGCGCCTTTCTCGCAAGGTAAGGTCATGCCCTTCGCGCAGGGTGGGGTGGTCAACTCGGCGACCGCCTTTCCCATGCGCGGCGGCACGGGGCTGATGGGTGAAGTCGGGCCGGAGGCGATCATGCCCTTGGCGCGGGGGGCGGATGGCAAGCTGGGCGTGCGCGGCAGCGGCGGCGGCGCGACGACCATCGTGATGAATATCACCACCCCCGATGTGCAGGGGTTTCAGCGCAGCCAAAGCCAGATTGCCGCACAGTTGAGCCGTGCCCTCAGCACCGGCAACCGCAACCGATAGGCCGCGCGGCGGATAAAGGAGCAGATCATGCAGTTTCACGAGGTCAGATTTCCCCCGTCGCTAAGCTTTGGCTCTGTCGGGGGGCCGCAACGGCAGACAGATGTGGTCACCTTGGCCAACGGCCATGAGGAGCGCAACACGGCTTGGGCCCATTCGCGGCGGGTTTACGATGCCGGGTTGGGAATGCGCTCGATCGACGATCTACAGGCGCTGATTGCCTTTTTCGAGGCGCGCATGGGTCAGATGTACGGGTTTCGCTGGAAGGATTGGGCCGATTATAGGTCGGGCAAGATGGCGCTTCCGGTGGCTTTCGACGACCAGAGCATCGGCTATGGGGATGGGGTGCGGGCGGCGTTTCAACTGACCAAGACCTACCGCTCGGGGGCGCAGTCCTATCGTCGTCCGATTACGAAACCGGTGGCCGGGACCGTGCGCGTGGGGCTGGAGCAGGATGAGCTGCGCGAGGGCGTCGAATATGAGGTCGACGGAGAGAGCGGGATCATCACCTTTGCCCATCCGCCCGACCCTGAGATCGAGGTTTTTGCGGGCTTCGAGTTCGACGTGCCGGTGCGCTTTGACACTGATCGCATTCTGGTCTCGGTCGAGAGTTTTCAGGCCGGACAGGTGCCCGATGTGCCGGTGGTCGAGGTGCGGGTCTGATGGCGGGGCTGGACAGGGATTTGGAAGCCCATATCGCGCAGGGTGTGACGACGCTCTGCCATTGCTGGCAGGTGACGCGCGCGGATGGGGCGGTGTTTGCCTTTACCGACCACGACATGCCGCTGATGTTCGACGGGGTCACCTTTCGTGCCGATACCGGGCTGAGCGCGCGGGCGTTGGCCCAGACCAGCGGGTTGTCGGTTGATAACACAGAGGCGCTTGGCGCGCTCAGCGATGATGCGATCCGCGAGGATGAGATCGAACAGGGCCGCTTTGACGGCGCCGATGTGCAGGCGTGGCTGGTGAACTGGGCGGACCCCGCGCAGCGGCGGCTGCAATTTCGCGGCTCAATTGGTGAGTTGCACCGCGCGGGAGGCAGCTTTCGCGCTGAGTTGCGCGGGCTGACGGAACCGCTCAACCGGCCCCTGGGGCGGGTCTATCAAAAGCCCTGTTCGGCGGTGTTGGGGGATAGCGATTGCCGGTTCGCTCTCACCGCGCCCGGCTATGCTGAGACGCGTGTGGTCGAGACGGTGTCGGAGGCGCAGTATTTCCGTTGGAGCGCGTTCCCGGGCTACGAGGAAGGTTGGTTTGCCCGGGGGCGGCTTGATGTGCTGGAGGGGCCGGCGGCGGGGCTCTGGGGCATGGTCAAACGTGACTACCATGAGGACGGGCAGCGCGTGATCGAGCTTTGGCAGCCGATCCGCGGCGCGGTGGCGGCGGGCACCCGTGTCCGGCTTACCGCAGGCTGCGACAAGCGGATGGAGACCTGTCGGCTGAAGTTCAACAACCTACTGAACTATCGCGGCTTTCCCGATTTGCCGGGGGAGGATTGGATGATGGCGGTGCCCCGGTCGGACGGTGCGAATGGCGGCGGGTCACGCCGATGAGTGCTGCGGGAGAGCGTTTGGTGCAGGCAGCCCGCGGATGGATCGGGACGCCCTATGTGCATCAGGCCGCAACGAAAGGGGCGGGCTGTGATTGTCTGGGCCTGATACGGGGGCTTTGGCGGGAGTTGCTGGGCGCGGAGCCTGAGGCGGTCCCGGCCTATTCGATGGATTGGTCCGAGCCGCAGGGGGAGGAGCGGCTCTGGGCGGCGGCGCTGCGGCACATGGCGATGAAAGACAGCGATGATGCGGCCCCCGGTGACGTGCTGCTTTTCCGGATGCGGCAGGGTGCGGTGGCAAAGCACCTTGGGCTGCAGGCGCGCGTCGGGGCCAGCGCCAGTTTCATCCACGCCTATGCGCGGCACGGGGTGGTGGAAAGCCCGCTCAGCCCGCCATGGCAACGGCGCATCGTGGCGCAATTTGTATTTCCTGAGGAGGTCTCTTGA